GGTCGCGTCTGCAATATCATCCACATAGCCGCCGGGGCCTTCATATTGGCCTGTGGGCGGCTTCGCCCCCGCCGGATAAATGATCCAGTCGGTGATCCGGTGCACCCTGCGGTCGCCGTCCGGGACACTCGCGGTCACCGGCGTCCAGCCCGGCGAGCCTGGCAGGCCCGGCACCTGCACCTGCACCGAGTTGCCCGGCCGTGTCTGACCGAGCGTCAGGACCTTGATCTGTCCGCCGACCAGTTTCGAGATGTGCTCGCCCGCGATCCGGAACAGACCATAGGTTGTCGCGGCGCCGAGAGGCAGCAGCTGTGACGTGGCCAGGGTGTAATGCCAGGTGACAATGCCGGATTCCGCGTCGATCGTCAGATCCCCGGACGCCGAGGAATACGACAACTCCTGATCGATCCATCGAATATCCAGACGCACGGTGGCGCCTGCAAGATCAGCAGTACCAACTGCAAAAAGCACCGTGGGTGAATTGGTGCCGCGATCTATGATGATGTCCATCAGGTCGCTCCCGGCCACACCGGAGGCGGCAACTCTGCCAGCAGATCCTCGATACCGGGCTGCTCCCGCTCTCCCGCCTGCACGCGGGCCAGCTCTGCCAACGCATAGGTCCAGACAGCGGAGCGCCATCCCCGCAGCGCGGCGGCCTCGGCTGCATAGGTTGGGTTCGGATCATCCATATACGTCACAGCAGATTGTATGCTGTCATATCCCCGCGTCTGCGCTTGCGCGTCGAGGTGCGCCTGGATGGCGCGGGTGTAATCCCCCTCATTCAGAGGCGGCGTCGGCGGCGCATATGGTACAATTGCATCGCCATCCCAACGACGCGCGCCAGGATGATCCAGCCAATCTAGCCATTGATCATCCGTGATTGGAACGGAATCCGACGGGACCTGCGCAGCAGAATGAAATTCGATTGAATAAAAACCTGCTTCCAGCCCGTCGGCGCTGAACACTGCGTATTTCATGTTTATCACCAGCCGCTAGCGCAATATACGTAAGGTGCGGACGCAACTGAAACAGTCCCGCCCGATAGGAGCCTCGGTGAAACCTGGAAGTTTGTGGTTGTGCTGCCGCCACACGTATAAGAAAGCATCTGATTGGCAGCGAGCCCGCCTAGGTACGGCTGTATTCCGTGCACTCTAGACACGCTTGAAAACGCGATTGGAAACGTTGTGGTGTGGTTCCCAGAAAAAGATCCCACATAACCAAATTGGATTGTGTAGCCGTTGGGGAATTTATAGATTGAGCTAACACCAAGGCTTAATGCAGTCGCGGCATCGTTCCAAATCCTGCCAAAATCCGTCGTATTTACAGTCATAACCGGGCCTCGGACAAGGTCTAGTCCGATGTATATTTTAGCTCCAGTTTGATCGATGCCACCACCCTGCTGTACTGGGGTGAACCCCAGCGCCTGTTGCGCCTCAATATTCCCTCGCGCCTGCGCCTTCTGCGGCCCTGTCAGAGACTGCGACGCATCGTATCGGACAGCGCCGCCGGTATACGGGCGCGTTACCCAGGCCGACCCGTTCCAGATGGACAGATCCGCCGTGCCCGAGACCAGCGCTGCGTCGCCAATCTGTGGCGCCTGTGGAAGCCACCCGCTTCCGGTCCAGGTCATGTAATTGTTCGGGTAGCCGGCCCACGCCCCGGTTGGTGCGGTGCCGGCGACGTGGATGTCGTTTTCAGCCGGCGTGGCGGGGGGTGCGTTGCCCCCAACCGTCTTGACCTTGGGTTGATAGAGGTTGCGCTCCAGCAACCGCAGCCGCGCCACCAGGTCGGCCACATCCGTCATGGCTTTGGTTGCTGCCAATCGTGCCGGTGAGTCCAGGCAGATGGCATAAGGTGCGCCGGACAGCGTGGCGCCGGGCCAGGGCAGGCGCGGCACGGCCTCGCCCGCGCCATTCACGGCGGCGATCGGCACCGACACGCCGCCAGCATGCATGGTGTCCCCAGAGATCACCGGCATGCCGCCGCTTGTCCAGGACGTGCCCGCGCCCGTGATGACGGTGCCGCCGGCGGCCACGGAGATGGTGCCGGCGCTGATATAATCGCCAAATGCCATGGGGGTTCCTTTATACGGTGACGGTCACGGCGACGCGCGCGGCCCGCCACGGGAACGGGGGCGTGATGTCGTAGAGCCATGCGCCAACCTCGGCTGGCAGATGCAGCGCCTCGCCCGCCTCGGAGAGAACCACCGGGCCGCCAAGCACGCGCACATGGGTGCCGGGCGGAAGCGGGGGCGTGATCGGGACCGGCGTTGTGCCGATGGGCAGCGCCACCGGGGACACCAGCAGCGCGGGACGCTCCGCAACGGAGGCGTCGCCATCGATCACGAGCACGTAGCTCTCGACATCCGAGACACACACACCCTCAGCCAAAGCCTCCCCCGGCTGCGCCTGGAGGGCGGCGGCGGCCGGCGTCGAGGCATATCCCGACCGGATGATGCGGCCAGACGCGGGCTCGTAGACNACGNAGTCTGTCATCGTTTGAACTCGGCNGTCTTGAGNTAGCGGTTTTCAAAGCCGTTTGCAGCGGTCGGNGCAAGGTTCCCCTCGGCACTGCCGTTGCTGTAGTAAATATTTGTGACCTTCAGGCGATAAATATATGTGCCGGCCGNCAGAGAGGCAGAATCCGTNANTGNGAAGGACATAGTTGTTCCNCCCATCACAACATAGTGGGCTACGCTGACCTGAGTGCGGTTCAGGATTGGGATGACTTCCCGACGGCTATAGATCGTGGTCTCNCCGCCNCCATTATCTCGNGTAATGACGACGTCGATAGCCAGCGTCATACCNCCGTACTCGGAGTAAAACTGAAAATTCGAGAGCGCGAAGCTGGCGGATATNTCCACCGACGTTCCGGACACCGAGCGAGCCATGGTGTTTGTGGCGAGCGTCCCGGCGTCGAGGGACGAAGCCGCATAGCTCGCCACATAGTTGACGACAGATGCCGGCTCGATCCGGGTGGTGGTCACTCCATTTAGGACGATTTTGCTCGTGGTGACCGATTCCGAGGCCAAAGCGAGCGAGGTCACCGTGCCGGTGCCGAGATAATTGCCGTTGACGTAGACGTTCCCGGAGTCCGCCGAGAAGACCGCGAAGGGGACACCGNCATTGTTGCGCAGCAGGAACTTGCTGGCATCCACANCGNNGTANTCGCCCGNNGGCGATGCGACGANATGCAGGCCAGCGGACGATGAGCCAGCCTTCGCCCGGAGCGTGTACGCAGCCGTCGCCCCCTCCGGCGCAGCAGTTGCCACCCACTGCGTGGTCANCTCGCCGGTTATGCTGCCGTAGCTTGCCGTGAGCGTGTCGACATCGGCTGCAATGGNGGANTGGCTGTCCGCGANCGCGGTGAGNTGGGCGACCGCAGAGGCCGCCGTGGTCGCAGCCGCCCCAGCNGTTGCGGCCACGGCGTCGACCATCGTCGCCAGCGCCTGGTCGCCCTCGATCCGCACCAGGGATTCCTGGGTGATCGAGGCCGAGAGCGCGCCCGAGGTTGCCACCACCTTGCGGTCCAGATCGAGCCGCGCCATCTGCGTGACGGCGGTCACGCGGGCAACCGAATTGGCGATATCGGCGAGGCTGGTGTTGAGACCGTCGTTCGCCGCAGCGATCTGGTCCCGCACCCCCTCCGTGAAATTGTTCCAGTCGACGGTGATCCGCCCGGCATCAATGGTCGGCGCTTCCAGGTCCACGACGCTCCATGCGCCATGCCCGGCGCCCACCGCCGACACGCGCAGGCTCATCTCGCGCGGCTCGACCACCACAGACAGGCTGTTGGCATAGACCTGCGCCAGCGGCGCCCAGGTCACCCGCCCGTCATAGGAGACCTGCGCGATGTAATAGAACGCGCCGGCGGCGGGTACCCAGGAGGCAGAAAGGATCGGCTCCAGCACGTTCTGAGAGAGCGAGGCGAATAGGCCGGCCACCAACGGGGTCTTGGGATTGGAGAGGGATGCGGAGGGCGGCACGGGCGCGGCGTCGCCGCTGTCGTCGTGCACGTCCTCATAATCCACCACCATATTGAGCCGCACGTGATCGCCGTCCGGCATGCCGGACAGGACAATGCAGCGCTGCTGCCAATCAGTGCCCATGCCCCAGGCGAAAGACGGCGGCTGGCTGCCGGGGTGGCGCTCCAGCACAGCGTCAAGGTCGAGGCCCTGCTGCATCTCAACCAGTGCAAGATCGGCGGAATCGAGCAGGCCACGTTCGGGACCTGACCCCTGCGCTATCTTCACCGGGCCGAATGGCGCGCCGGTGGGCGACCGCAGCAGCACATAGGCCTGACCGCTCGCCCAGGGCGGGGGCGGGTCGAGGGTCAGCATCAGGCCAGCGCGGCCCACCACGGCACCGGAACTGCCCCATTCCATAGGCATTTCCGATTGCAGCGCCACCACCGAGCCGACCCCCAGCAGGGCGCCGTCGTGCTCGGTTGTGCCCACCGGCAGAACCCGACGGAACGCATTCTGCCGCCAGAGGAAGGTCGCCTCCCGGAAGGCCTGCGCCCGCTGTACGATGCCATTGAGGATATAGGTCTTGGGAAACACGGCCTGGATATCGGCGGGAACCTGTACCTCCTGCCAGGTCCATGTCTCCTCATCGAGATATCGGACGATCACCGCATCGGTGGAATCGGAGGCCTGGAACTGGTATTCCACCGAGAAGCTGTTGCGCACCAGCTCCCGGTCGGTGATGAGCATTTGCGGTACGGGGCGCCATTCATCCCGGATCACCGAGATGACATCTCCCAGCCATCGATGCTTGGCCCGCACCGTCGCCAGTGCAGTGTCCAGCGCGTCCGCCGCCGGCACGGCCGCTCGAAACTCATAATCGAAACAGTCGCCGCGCGCCGCGGCCTTGGTGGCGAGGGAGACCATCCCCTGCACATCAACCTTGGAGGCCGGGCGGCGGCAGCCATAGTCCGCATTGGTGGCGATATCGAAGGCCGCATAGGCCGGGCTTCGGGTCGGCTGGTCATCCCAGCCCGACCCCGTCCAGACCGGGAGAATGCGGGTGTCGATCACGCCGAACTTGCCCGAGGACGCCGCTGTGAGCTGCGCCGTGGATTTCATCCGGATCGCGGTCACCGTAACGCCGGCAAAGCTGCGCGGGCCGGTCAGAAAGGCGCGCAGCCCGCCCCAGATGAGGGTGTCGGCCTTGGTGGTGGCGAAGTCCTCGGGCACATCGCGCTTGCAGCGCACCTCATACCGGCCGGCCGGCACCTCGGTCTTGATGGAGAAGCGCAACGGCTTCTCGCTCGCCCCCCACCGCTCGTGATGGAACAGTTCCGCCCAGTCGCCGGTGGGCGCGCCGCTGGAATTCACCGGGCGATATTGGGCCGTGATCGAGCACAGATATTGCGAGAGCGCCCCCGAGGTCCCGCGGAAATAGAGCCCGGACGGGAGCACGAAATCCAGCGCCAGCGCGGTCGCCGATGTGCCGGCGGCATTCGCCACGAAGCCGCCGATCCATGTGGCCTCGTCCGCCAGTTCCTGCCCGGACACCTCCACCGAGGCCGCGACATTCAGCGGGAAAAGCGTCACGTCCTCGCCGGGTTCGCAGAACTGGAATTCGACGCCTTCGAACCCCTCGGCAAGGCCGGTGTCCCGGTCCCACAGCACCGTATCCTCGATCAGGATCTGTTCGTGGAAATAGCGGCCACAGCCATTCACCAGCAGCAGGTTCAGATACTGGTCATCGCCGATAAATTCCGACCAGGGCACGGCGGCATAATCCGGGATCGCCTTGGTGCGCCCGTATTTGACCGGCACCGGCTCCAGAGGACGCGCGCTGTTGCTCTGCGCGTTGAAGGAATAAAGCGCAGCCGCCGTGCCGGTTTCCGCCTGCGCCTGCGCCGGCGTCAGGAAGGTGGAGAGCAGGAAGGAGCCGCCCGCCACGAACCCTGCCGCGAGCGCCCCTGCCACAACACCAGTGGCGCCAAAACCAAGCGCAGTTGCCGCAAGCCCGCCCGCCCACGGCGCCAGGGCCGCGAGAGCGATAAGCCCCACCAGGCCCACCACACTCTTGGTGGAGGAGGAGCCCCCGCCCCCGCCGCGCGGACGCGAGAGGAACACCACGCTTTCGCAGGCCTTCACCCGCCGCTTGCGCCAGTCGCGGCGCAGCACGGGCTTGCCGTCCACCACACAGATCGTGGGGAACAGCGCGAAGCTCCAGCCGATGCGGCGCAGGAACCCGGCCACGGTCTCGCGCGCCCGAAACTGCGCCTCTGCAACCTTGTGGCCGGGAAGCACCATGTGCACGGCAAGCGCGGTCATCAGATCTCCGATCCGGTTCGGGTGAGGGGCTCATGAAACATCAGGCGCCCCCATCCGCGCGCCCGCAGATGGGCCAGACCCTCATGGGTCACGCCAAGGTCCTGGTCGGCGTGGATCACCGTGCCGCTGTCGGCCAGCCAGACGCCGATATGGGCGGGGCGGGACAAGCGCGCCATGAGCACGAGGGCGCCATCCCCGGCCTGCACCACGCCGCAGCAGGCGGGAACCTCTGCCCAGGCGCTGCGGGCGGGATGGCTGCGGATCGCCTCCACCATCCAGCGCCAGCTCGGCGCCGGCGGCACCGGAATATCCGGCAAGGTGCGGCCCCACAGCACGGCCTGAAGCTCGCGCGCCAGGCCGTAACACGAATAGGCCTCGGGCCCCTGCCCCTGCGCCGTCCAGGGACGGCCGATGAGCCCGGACAGGTAAGCCGCCCGATCGGGGGTCACGGCTGCAGGGCCGGGAATTCGGCGCGCGAATAGGTGCGCCGGGGAAAAGACATATTGGCGATATCGGCCAGCTTCGCGGTGCCTTCCACGCGCGTGCCGGTGATCCGCGCATTGCGGATGACGAACTCCACCGGCCCATAGCAAGGTTCGCCCATGTCGTCGCTGCGGTACTGGCGAAACAGCACGATCAGGTCGGCGCGCACGCGCACGGCGGCATTGAGGTGGGGCATCAGCTCGCGCGCCACATTGTCGATGGCAACCCGGCATTCCGGCACCCGCCCCTGCGCGAATTCCGGGCGCGACGCTTCGAAGGCGATCGGCACAAAGCTCTGCGTCGTGCCGCCGTTGAACAGCGCCCCGGCCTCGATTCCCAGCAGACGCGGCTGCACATCCAGCACGAAGCGCAGCGCGATTGGGCTTCCCGATTCCACAAAGGCAGGGTGCTGCAGTTCGAGCGTGGAATAGACATCCACATCCACCGGGCACGAGGCTTCCGCCTCGGCCCAGGCATCGGTCCAGGGCCCGCTCACGCCGTCACCGATGCGCCGAAGACGTGCAGGGAAAAGCTCACAGCCGTGCGCCCGCCGTCTTGCGCCTTCTGGAGGCTGGACACGACCATTTGCACCACCCGGTTCTCATAGGTTTCGCCATCGAGGCACACCGGCATGGTGAAGCGCGCGGCCCCGTCGGCGATGGTGTCGCGCCGGAAATTTTCGAAGGCGACGGCCTCGGCGGGCAGCAGCTTGCGGCCCCATTTCACGGTTGCCACCCGGTCTCCCGGGCGAAAGCGGGTGCGCACATTGCCGCCGTCGAATTCTGTCACCAGGGGGTCGCGCACGGGCTTGTTACCCCAATCCGATTCCCTGGGCTCGTGCGGGATCGTGGAGGGCCATGCAGCGAGCGGCATCAGCCCACACTCCTCTTGGCGCCATAAGCGCCTTCGATGCTGCGCGCGACATCGCCCCGGTTCTTGATATCCGCGACGATATTGGCGACGGCCTCGCGCACCACCGCCTTGATGAGCACAGACCCATCCTTGCCACTGGAGGGCGTCCCCACGTCCACGCGGGTATTGGGGGCGGTGTTTTCCACGTGCACGGTCACGTTCGGCGCGGCATTCATCCGCGCGCCCATGGCCCGCATCTGCCCGCTGGTGAACACGCCCTCATCATCCTTGATGATGGCGGCCTTCTCGCCGGCCATGAGCCCGAGCGGATCATGGCCGGTGTGATAGCGCGGCGCGCCCGAGAATAGCGCCGGGTCAACGCTGCGCATGGCATTGGGTTCGGTGCCGAGCCCGCCCGAATGCCAGATGCCAGCGCCGGTCCCGAGGCCCCGGGCCATGCCGGAAAACGTGCCGAGGCTACCGCTGGAACCCCCGCCGAGCAGGTTGCCGAACATCCCACCGACACCGCCAAGCGCCCCCTGCAGGCTGGAAGCCAGCGGGCCGGTGATGTTCTGGCGGATCTGGATGCGCAGGAGGTCCGAGACGATGGAGAGCGCGAGATCCTTGAATTCCATCTTGCCGGTGGTGGCGACGCTGACGATGGCATCCTCGATGCCCATGAGCGCGCCCAGGGTCGCATCCTCGACCTGCGAGGCCATGTCGCCAATGCCTGCGAGATAGCCCTTGATGGCCCGCCCGAAGCCGCTGGCGGCATCGGTTGCCGAGCCATCAAGGGTGGCCTGCACCTGAAGTGCGGCGCGGGCATAGGTTTCCTGGTCGATCTTGCCGACCTTGAGCAAAGCGTTCAGCCGTTCCATCTCCAGCGCATAGGCTTCCACGGCGGTGCGCGTGCCCTCAAACACCCGCTCGGCCTCGCGCTGGGTCTTGTTGCGGGCCGAGGTCAGTTCGGTGTTGCCCTTGGTGATCGCCGCCACCCGGCGCTCGGCCAGATCCTCGGCCGCACGAATGGCGTCATCCACGGTGGACCCGTTCGACCCGTCCGGATTGCGCAGCTTGTTGAGCTCCTCCACCGTGCCCGCGAGCGCAGACCGCACGGCAGCGATCTTCTCGGCCGGCGTGCCGATCGTGGCGATTTCCTTGTTCATCTCCCGCAGGCGATCCATGGCCTTTTCGGTGCGGGCATCCGCCTCGGCCTGCGCCTTGCCTGCGGCGGCGGTTTCACGGTCCCCCACCTCGGACTGCGCCTTCTGGATCAGCCCGTTTACGTCCGCCTCCAGCCGCGCAACCTCCTTTTGCCACGTCGCGACAGCCTGGCGGTCAACATCCATCTTGGTGTTGTTCGCCAGATCCTGTGCAGCCTTCAACTGATCCTGCGCGCTGACCAGTTTTCCATTCGCAGCAACGATCTGCTCGGACAGTTGCTTGCCCTTCAGGAGTCGGGTGACGAAGTCGGCATTCTTGGTGACAAGGGAATCCAGGACCACGCCAAGGCCCTGCCCAGCCCCGGTCGCTTTCACCATCTCTTCAAACAGATTTCCCAGCGCATCGGCGGACCGCTTGAAAGCGCCCGTGAGACCGCTCGCCTCGCTCGCGCCGGCGCCGCCGACCTGCTGTTCCAGCGTGTCGAGGATCGCCTTCTGATACCCCGCCGCGTCGCCGGTGCGGATCATTTCCTCGATCAGGGATTTTTGGGTCGCCGTGAAGGTCACGCCCACGCGGGACAGGGCCGTCAGGCCCTGCTCGGGATTTTCCAGCGCCTTGCCGAGCTGGGTGGCGGAACTGGAGAGGGACTGTCCGAACACGGCGCTCAGATCCTGCGCCAGGGCAATCGTCCGCGTGAAGGTGTCGCCGGAAATGCTGCGGAAGGTGGCCAGCACACCCGACGCCTCCTTCACCCGTTCCGCCGTGGCCATGGTGGATTTTTCCAGCGAATCCGCGAACCCGTCGATCTGGTCGCCCGTGAGCCCGGCGGAATATCCGGTGGCCTTCAGCACCGCCTCAAGGCGCGTGCTGACCCGTTCGGCCTCCGCGAAATCGGCAATCCCGCGCGTCATCGCGAGCGCCACAAGCCCGAAGGCGCCGGCTGCGATGGCGCCCGCCGGGCCAATGGCGCGCAGGGCAGTGCCGGCAAGCCCGGCATTGTCGCCGAAGCCTTCAAAGCTTCCGCGCGTCTCGGCCGCCACGGCCCCCACCACCCGCAGCCCGGCGCCGGCCGGCGCCGTTGCGCGGCGGATGCGATCCAATGCCGCCTCGCCATCGGCGCCGAACGACACCAGTTCCGCCTTGGCCTTGCCGCCATCGATGACGGACAGGCGCACGCCAACCTGACGTTCAACCATTAGGCCCCCCTCAATTGCTCGTTGAGTTTGCGAACGATGACGCCCTGCACATGCGGCAGGGCGGCGGCGAGCATGTCGGTGTCACAGCCCGATGCGCGGCCAAGGGCCAGCAGCGCCCCGATATCGAGGCCGGTGACCCCGAAGCCGGCAATGCGCGCCTGGCTGTCGGCATCCCGAATGATGCCCCAGGCCTGCAACCCCTCCAGCGTGTGCGGGAGGTGGACCCGATACGGACAATCCGGACATCGGGTCTTGCAGGCGCGGCAATAGTCTACGCCCCCGCCGAAATGCCATTCGGCGAGGGCGTGGATGCGTTTTTTTCCGCACTCAGCAGATAAGCGGGCGCCATGTGCGCACGCTCGAAGGCATCGCTGAGCGGGTAGAGACTGAGCAGGGCATCGATCCCCTCGGGAGTCACGGGCGCCTGCGCGCCGCTCGCGTCACCCACGCCCTCCCAGGCTGTGATGGTGGCGCGCCCCACGGCGCGGATTATCGCATCCGCGCGATGCGCGGCGCGCGATTCCGTGCCATCGGGAATGATCTCCGACGCCACGACCACCCGCGCGGCGAGCATGATCGCGGACGTGACCGGCAAGGCATGCACGCGCACGCCGTGCCCGAGATCGAGCCAAACCGGCTCCCTGGCGAGATTGAGCCGGATCACGGTGTGTAGTCCGCGACATCGTTCAACAGGGCAACGGTGCACATGCGCTCCGCGCCGGTAAGTGCGCGGGCGGCCTGCCAGGCGAACGGGACCTGCACCCCCGCCGGGCCGGTGACCGAAACCTTGGGCTTGGGCAGGAACACCCGGTGCACGGTGACCACCAGCTTCTTGGTGGCCGAGATCGTGTAGGAATATTCCAGTTCCACGGGCGTGTTGGCCGTGGCGAGGGTCAGCAGCGCGGTGCTGCTGAACCGGGCCTGGAGATTGCCGGTGCAGGAGGCCTTGGCCGGGTCCGCGCCGGAAATCAGACCGCCCGAGCCGACGTTGCGCACCGGATCGAGATTGTTGGAATAGGTGAGGTCACCGGAGACGATATCCGCCAGTGCCGACCCGCCCTGCTTGATGGCCCCCTGGAACTGTACGAAGCGGTCCAGATCCATCTCGCTCGGCGTCTCATCAACGCTCACAGTCGCCGGTACCTCATTGCGCGCAATGAGATTGAGGGTGGCATTGGCATTGCCGGATTCCGACATCGAAAGTGCAAGGCTGTTGGCCATCACCCCGCCGACCATGGGGAAATGCGGCACCTCGGGAAAGCCGATCTCACAGGCCATGCTCGGCAGCGTCCAGCCGCCGGACGTATAGGTGTGGGTATAGGCGCCGGCCGACCCGGTGGTGACGGGATCGCCCAGCAGCAGCCGCAGCCAATGGCCCATGTGGCGCAGATCCACCGGCACCACCAGGTCGCCGCCGCCCGTGGTGACATCGGGCGTGGGGTCCGAGGGATCGCGGCCGAGCCCGAGCAGATCATCCGGAGTCAGCGGACGTTCGGTGCCCAACGCCGAAGAGACGAACGGGAACTTGATGTAATCGCTCGCGGGGGGCGTCCCATAGGCGCTTTCAAAAGCACCGAGAAGCTGCGCCCGCGCACCCTGTGCACGTGCCATGACTGGATTTCCTTCTTTTCAAGTGGCGGGCGCCGGCTCTCAGGCGAGAGCATCCGCGCTGGAATAGGTGAGAGCGATCGTGAGGGTGCAGCCCAGCAGCGGAGCGGCGCCTTCCGTGCCGAGCGTTTCGATCTGCGGCGCAAGGGGCCGCACCCAGTCGCACAGGCCGCCAAGGGTGCGGTCGGCGGACAGGCGCGCGCCGATGGCGGTCAATTTTTGGTCCATGGCGGCATCGCGCACCGGCGCGCTGTTTCCGACGACGATGATCTCCACCACCGCCCGATGATCCCAGTGATAGGCGAGCGGCGAGAGCGTCGCTTCCGGGTCGCCGGGATCGCCGTCGCGCACGGTGGCAAACCCCGCCGCCGGCACGATTTCCGGGAGCACCTCATTGCGCCGCACGGTGGCGCCCGGCAACGCCGCCGCGATCACCGACGTGAGGGCCTCCAACACCGCATTGCGCTTGCTCATTTCGGCCAATACTCCAGCACCAGGGTCGGCAGCCGCGCCTGCCAGCGACTTCCCGATTCCTGGACGTTGAGGCGTTTGCGCAGGGTGACCTGTGGCAGAAGAACGAAGATGACGCTGGTGGTGGCGCCCTGGAGCCGGGTGTATGTGCGGCCATTGCGGCGGCCCTCGTTGCTGACCGCGAAGCCGCGCTTGTCCACCCGCACGCCATCCGCCACCAACAGGGAGGGGGCACCGCGCCGATACACGAAGCGCAGCCTGCGACCCGTCCGGCGCTCCCATATGCCGGGGGTGAGGCGCCCCTGGCGGCGGGAACCACGCTGGGTACCGGCTGCGGCCGTGGGAATGGCCAGGTAAAATCCATCCTTCGACCGGATCGTCACACCCCGGTCGAAGGCGTCCACCAGTTCCGGCGCCTTGGTCCAGATGAGGGCCGCCGCGCTCGCGCTTTTTTCCCCGACCGGATAGACGCGGGAGCGCCAGGTCTTTGCCAGGCGCTCACCGAGCCCGGACGCGGTGATCTGCGCCCGCAGCTCGGTCTTTAGCCCTTCGCCAGCCGCCCCCACGCCGAGCGTGACGCCGGTCTCCGCGCCCGCCACCTCGCTGGCCATATATTCCCGCAGATTGCCGAAAACGGCCGCCTGAAACCTCATGCCGGGTGGGTATCCAACCGCCAGACCATGCGGTCATCATCACGCTTCGGCGCGCCCTGCACGACATAGACATCGGAGCCGAGATGGATCGTGTCCCCGGGCCGGGGGTCTGCAATCTCCGACAGGCGGATGTCGAAGACCGCCGTGGCAACGGACGCCCGCACCGCACCGAACGTCACTTCGGCATCCGGGCGGCTCTCCACCACGCGGATTTCGATGGGATAGCCGGTGCCGCCCGCGCGATAGAGGGCCGCGCGGCCGAGGTGCGGGTCCTGAAAATACAGATCGACCCCGGCCGCATAGGCGTTCATGGCGTCAGAATGCCCCGTTCAAACGGACATTGCCGAGCGCCGCGGCGGCATCGGCCGCCGCCGCCGCCACACCCACCTTGGTGTTGCCGGACGCCGTGGTGGTGAGCTTCTTGGCGGTGTCGTCCCAATACAGGGCCACCAGCTGCGTCCAGGCCTGCGCCGTGGTCTTGGGCAAGGTGAAGACGCCGGTGAGGCGCAGGGCGAAGATCTCGCCCACCGCCGCCGTGGTGGTCGCCACGCCGAAGGTGGCGCCGATGAGATAGGCGGTGCCGGACACGACACCACCGGAGGGCGCGACGACATCGAGCGTGCCGCCGTGCTGGACATAGTTTTTCATGGGACTCTCCCGGAAAGATGAGGGGTTCAGCCGGTCATCGGGCGGCGCCGCCGCCCGATGCGAGGGGCGGGATCAGGCGCCGGGGTTGCGATAGCCGAAGCGGAAGTCGGCCGGACCGCAGCCGAAGTCATGTTCCAGGCTCACGCCGACACCCTGCTGACCGAAGGGCGTATCGACCCGCATGCGGGGCGCGGTGAAGCCGTCGAGCAGGCCCCACTGCCAGTTCGCGCCGAAGGTGAGGTCGGTGTAGAGCTCCCAGGCATTGCCGGCCATCTGGCCGGAAACGACGGTTTCGAGCCGGCCGGAGAACGGGTTGACGTTGGACGCCTGCTGCGGCTGCACCGTCGCCGTGATCTTCTCGGCTTCGGTTTCCTTGTCCGGCCCCACCAGCAGGATGCGCGGCGTCAGGTTCATCAGATTGCCGTCGAGCCGCTTCATCTTGCGCACGGCCGCGCGCGCCAGCGAGAGCGAATCCACGGTGATGGCCGCAGCGGTGCCAAGATTTCCGTGGTCGGCGTGGTACACGGACTTGTTGTCTTCCTTCAGGGTGGGGCCAACCGTGCCCTTCATGGCGAAGAAGGTGACTTCCTCGAAAAGCGCCACCGTGGTGCCCTGGTTCGCCAGCATCTGGTCGATGGCGCCCAGGGTATCGTTGACCAGCATCTGGCGGGTGACGGCGATCTGAATCCCATAGGGCGCGACCGCGATGGTCTCCTTCTTTTCCCCGAAGGTGCCGAACTTGATTTCACCGGCCTGCGTCACCGGCTGGAGCATGGGAAAATCGCCGGCACGGATGATGTCGTGGGGCCGGAAATCCACGAAATCCGAGCGCTGGGAGATCCGGCGATAGGTCGGCGCCGCGGCGGCATAGGCCGATTCCAGCCGCGTGTTGAGAGCGGTGGAAAAGATGATCGGGAAGTCGCTGGTGGTGTGGAAGGCGCGCTCCAGCACCTCCACCCGCTCGCGGCTCGTGCGGGGCATCGCCCGCTCGCCCAGGACCACCGCCGCCATCTCGGCGATGCTGTGGCCCATATACTGGCGGGCCCGCTCCGAGGGCTCGACGCGGGCGCCGGTGGCGGCCTGGAGGCGCGAGGTCAGCGCCTCGGACATCACCCCGCGCATGATGGCGGGGTCATCCGCAGAGGCGCCGACGGACGCGCCGACAATCGCATGCCGCTCGGAGCGGCTGGCGATGGCATCCAGCGCGATGCGCCGGAAATCATCGACGCTCGTGCCGCGCGACAGCGCTTCGTCCACCGCCGTCTGGTCGATGGCATGGCCGCGCCCGATTTCCAGAATTTCGGAAGTCCGGGCGCGTTCGGCGCGCAGCATCGCAGCCGTATCCCCGGACTGCACCGGGGCAGCGGCGCGGGTTTCGACCACCGCCGGGGTGGCAACGACAGGGGGGATCGGCTCGGCGGGGGCAGCGCCCGACGCCTGGGTCACGTTTCGGCGCATGTCTGCGTCCTCTTCTGAGGGGGCTCGCGCCCCGGGGGTGGTGGAATTTGCGGACCCGGAACGCACCATCGCGGTAGGGTCCGCAGGGACCGCGACAAGGGAGACCTCCAGGAGCTCCCAGCGCTCGGCGCGCCAGATCTCCACGTCATTTTCGATTCCGGTCAGGCTCCAGGACGTCACGCGATAGCCCACCGAAATCCCGGTCAGATCACCCGTGGCCACCATGGATTCGGCCGCGCGGCCCGCCGGGGTGTCGGCAAAGCGAATGAGGCCGACAAGCTGGCCATCGCGGATCGTCGCCTGGGTGACGACGCCGAGCACCGCATCGATGGAGCCGGAATTATGGGTATCCAGGAGGCGAACCTGGCCGAGCGATACCCGGCCAAGATCAATGGCCTCCGGCGTGATCGCCAGTTCTTCGAACACGCCCCAGCGGCGCACGCGGGCGCCGGTGGAAAACACCGCCTCGACGGTCCGCGCGGCAGTGTCGTAGCTCGCCGGCGCAAGGCGGGCGATGATGTCATCACCAACACGGCGGGACACGACGGCGCCCGGCTCAAAGCCGTCCGGCGTCGCCCGCGGGGTCGCGGAACGCTTCATGGGATTCTCCACGATGTGAGGGGCTGGAGCCGTCAGGCGTCCGCGGGGTCTTCTGCATCTGCCGCCGGCTGCTGTGCCGAGGCGGTCTGCTGCGCGCTGCCGGCGCGGGCCGTGCGGCGGGGGTCTGTATCCAGCACCACGCNACCCGCGTCGAACAAGCCCGTTGTAGAGGACGATCTCTTCCAGCTGCGCATCGGGGTCATAGCCCCAGGCCGCGACGAACTGCGGCCATGTCATGCGGCCAGACCGCACCGCGATAATATCCGCCTGCAGATCCTTCAGCGGATCGATGGGCTGATAGGCGGGCACGATCCACTGGACCGGATAGCCCTGCGCGCGGCGCGGGAGGGCACCCGAGAGGACGGCGGCCTCCACGAAGCGCCGCCACACCGGCGCGCACCACACTGGGGATGACCGCGTGATGCTGGATCTGTTCCACGACCCCGCGAAACTCGATCTTGCCCGCGCGCAGGCTGGAATAATTGGCCTGCCGCAGGTCCCCGGTCATCTGGTCATAGGTCACGCCGGCGCCGATCGACATCGCCATGAGGAACTGCACCAGGAGCGGGTCGAAGCTGGTGGACGCCGACGGCTGGCCGAACGCAACACTCTCGCCCGGCTTGAGATAGGTGAGCATGCCGGGCTCGAAGCTCTGGACCCGCTGGCCGTTCTCATCCCGCTTTTCCGAGCCGACCGGCGCGCGTCCGGTTTCTTCCGACATCGTCACGAAACCGGAAAAGCAGGCCTCGATGTGCATCTTGACCACAGAGGCCTCGATCACATCGCCGATGTCGCGCGCGATGTTCATGATCGGCGCGAAGGGCGTGACGCCCCGCACCTGCCCGGGGCGCAGCTTGCGATAGAGGTGCAGCACATCGGCCGCCGGGACCCGGACGGATTCGATGTTGATCGTCGTCATCTCGCCCGGATGCTCGCGGAACATCCAGTAGCCCGAGCGGCGACCGACGCCATCGAAGGCGACACCCAGCACCGCGCGATCACCGGAGACAGCAGCCCCGTGCCGCGCGCCATCGATGAAATCCGCCTCGAGCACCTGAATCTGCAGCGGCACCGGAAGACCATCTTCCAGCCGGCGCGGGCGGAAGCGGGCGATCACCTCCCCCGCCTCGCTCATGCTGCGCAGGGCCAGGGCCTGAAGACCGTAAAAGTCCAACTGGCCATCGGCGTCACAGGTGTCGGAGAAGCGCGTCCACAGATCGTTGACCTTCTTGTCGACGCTGCGCACCCCGGTTTTGGAGACCGGCACGATGCCCGCACCGATGACATTGGTGGCCATGATCTCGACAATGCGCGCGGCATGCGGGTTGTTGCGCACCAGGTCCCGCGCGCGATTCCGCAGGCGCACGCCGGCCGGCCCGATCTCGGCGTTCGCGGACGTGGACGGGGCGCGGCCATTGCCACGCCGGCCAATCTTGGCCCCATCATAGGCACGGCTGGACATGAGCATGCCGAGCGCGGCCCGGGCCCGGACGCGCGACAGGCCGGCGGCGGGGCTCACCCATCCGATGAGGCGATCGAGAGGATTCATGCTCACCAGTCGCGGTTGAAGGAGACGAAGGCCGCGCGCGGTTCCTGCGCTGCGGCGGGGCCGGCGACTTCCGCCTCCACGACAGCTTTCAGCCGCAGCATTTCGGCAAGCGAATGATATTCGTGTGCGCGCCCGTCGCTGTAAGTGACCTTGCGCACCCCCTGGGCAATGGCCGCCTTCAGGCGGTCGAGATCCGTCTGTGTCCAGGCCATGGGTCAATCCCTGTCAAGCCAGCCGCGCCCCTCGCGCCGCCCGGAAAACGCGGGGGCGGAAGGCGGCGGCGACGGCGGTGCTGTTGGTGGGGCCGCATGCGCCGGAAGGGCAGCAAGCGGGGCGGCGGGGTCGAAAAAGTCGGGCTGCGAGGTGTCCGCAAGGCGCTCGAGCTCGGCACGCAGGCGCGCCCAATCCTCAGGCAGTCGGGTGTACCAGCCGCACCGGACCGCAGCCGCCTCGGCGTAAATCTCGGTGTCGAGGACCTCGTTGCGATCGTGCACCAGTTTCCAATGGGCCTGCGGCTGGCCCCATCTGTCCTTGACCACCATGCGCACTTCGGCGGTGAGTTGCCGAAAGAACTCATCTCCGAGGTCCCGGGGATATCCGCAGAACCCGCGCACCAGCGGATCGAACTTCTTGAGGTGCTCATAGAGCGCACCCTTCAGGCTGGACGTGCCAACATTGTAAAACCGCTTCTGGGTCTTGCGGATCGCGCCATCATCCTTGCGCTCGGTCTTCACCAGGGCGAGCGGCGGCGCCAGTTCCGACTTCGCCCCGCGCACCACGATCACCCGCGACCAGGGGTGATCCTTCGCCCAGGCGAACACGTCGCGGGTCCATGCGTTGCCGTCGATGGCGAGCATGTCGATGCTACGCTGGCGGCCGAATTTGTCCGGCCATTTCCGCTTCAAGAGGTCATCCAGGGCGGCGCGGCATTCCACGGTCGCGATGTGATGGGGGATCACCAGATAATCCACCGTCCACCGCGTCAGGTGCTCGCCGAATACCTTGACGTGCACTTCCGTGCGGTTGCCCTGGCAATCCACCCCGGCGGTGCAGATGAGGCCCCCCACCGGGACGCGCCCGCGATCATGGCCGGATGCGTTTGACCGGTCGCGGATCGCCTCCCAGGGGGGCGCCTCATTGGCCTGCTCGTACGGCAGGCCAAGAACATCGTTGTAGAACGTCTGTTCCGCGCGCGGGTCGCCATCGGCGGCAAGCCATTCACGGGCGATGCTCTCCCAGTCTCGCGACGGTGAGAGCGCGCGCCAGACGTGGAAGCTCGGATTGGGCGCCGACGGATTGTCGGCCACCCACTTGCCCGCCGCCAGCATTCCCCGCTTGTGGCGGTGCTCGATGGCGCATCCGCAGGACACGCAGGTGAAATGCGCGTCCGCCGGATTGTCCGGATCGAGATTGGTCAGAAAGTTCGCCCATTCCAGCGGCTGGAAATGGCCGCAGTGCGGGCACGGCATGTGCCACCGCTCCTGCGTGCCCGCCATGAAGGCGCGCGCGATGCGGCAGGTCTTCTTCATCAGCGGTGTCGAGATCTTCAACACTTTCGCCGTGTCGAAGGCCGAGGAGCGGCTGTCCGCCTGCTTCTCCGGATCTCCGGCGCTGTTTGCCTCCCACTTTGCCAGATCGTCCTGGACCTGCCGCGGCACCGAGATCATGGACAGCGAGGCCGGCGAATTGGCCCCGCTGATCAACAGCGATCCGCGCCCGTCGCGGCGCTCCTGGTACAGCAGGTTGTCGGTCGAATCCCGGCTCTTGCCGTCGGAGAAGATGCGGCGCAGGGCGGGACTGCCCTGGCGCATCTGCCGCCACTTGCCGCGCGCCCATCGCGTCGCATTGTCGTGCGAGGGATGGACATACAGCATGTCGCAAGGGTCGAGGTCCATCGAGCCGGCCACGAAGATCTGGGCAAGCGTGGTCTTGATGATCTGCGCCGAACCCATGAGCGTGACGACGCGCGCCGGGTGATCACTGCCGAGCACTTCAAGCATGCGTTCGGCCGGCGGGAATGTCTTGCGACTGTAGTCGCCGGGGAACGGGCTTTCCTTGCCGAACTTGATGTTCTGTTCCGCCCATATGTTCAGATCGGGCGGCGGCGGCGGACGCATGACAGTGGCCACCACCGACGCTGCGATGCGGGTGGGGTCGATGAGAAACATCAGGTGTCCTGCTGAGTGGCCTCCGCTTCGCGCGCGGCTGCGGCATCGGCAGAGATCTTGCGCCGATCCCGCCAGAGGTTACGGATCACAACGGCGACCTGGCCGGCGGTCAGGTCGAATTCGTCAGCAACCGCGCGCGGCAGAACCGAAGTCACGAAGGTGTCGATCTCAACNNTGAGATCGCTCAATTCCCTTGCCCCACGCCTGCTTGGCTTCCGCAGCATCGATCCATCGCCCCGCTTCACGCTCGGTCTTGAGCTGCGCGAAGCGGGCGTCATGTTCCGCGCGATCTGCGTCTGCCTTGCGGCGGCGCCGCAGGTCTTCGTCGTCCTGCGTGATGGACGGGGCGCTCTCGCCGATGGAGGGCGAGACCGGGCGGTCCTGCGCCACCTGCTGGGAGGGGTCGAGATTGCGGGCAATATCCGCATCCGCCTGCTCGACCCAGATCCGCGCGCGTACCCCGGTTCCGATCAGGGCCGCAGGGCTGATTTTTCCGTCCGCGATCCAGTTGGATATGGCCGACGGGGCCCTCCGCTTCAGCGCCGCATACTCACCCTTCGACACAATGGTCTGCATGGCAAGCATCCCGCATGAAGTTCATTTGCAATTTCAGCCTGTTAGATGAAGTTCAGGCTAGCAAAAACCGACCTTCCGACAGGACCCAAACCCCTCGTCCGCCCGTATACGAAGGGGGCGAGGAGGGACCCAAAGGGGTGGGGGGTGGCGGGGTGGGGTGGGGGTGGCACGTTGCTCGATCACATCGAACCCGCTCCATTCGGCCAACAAAAAACCCGGGCCGCGAGGTGCGAACCGGGTTTCTTTTTATGCCTGCTCAACCTGCACCATGACACTGCCGCACGTCAAGCGGCGACACGATTCTTTTTTCGCCCGTCGCGCGGGATCGGCGCAGGCGCCATGACTGAGGGGAGGATTCGCGCGGACGAAACGGCGCCCCCGTGCGCCACCAGCCAGGGCCGCGGGGGGCGCGGGGATGGCAGAACCTGATGCGCGGTCAGGCCGGTCGCGTGCAGATCCTCCAACAGCAGATTGAGCGCGGCGTGCCACATCTCATATTCGCCGCGCTCGCGCACCGTGGCCACGGGGTCCGGCACCAGCTCAAATTTGCGATAGGCGCCAGGGAAAGGCCGCTGCCGCGTGGCATTGTAGCCGTCCACCTCGACGGTCTGGGCACAGGGGCCGAAGGCGCCGGGCGTCACCTGCGAAATCTGGCGAAACCATTTCGGCTTGCCGCAGGCGCTCACCATGCGCCGCGTCGGCGCCTCCGCCTCCCAGGCCGGCGCGTCGCCGAGAATGGCATGGCGGATCACCAGGCGGGCGAGTGACTGGCGCGGCATCCGCCGCCCCTGCGCATCCTGCACCAGGAGCCGGTCCACCCCGCGCCGCACCGCGTCCACCCCCTCTGCGCCGAGATCGCCCATGTCGGCGAGGGGATACCAATCCGCCGGAATATCCACCTCGTGGAGGGCGAGCCGCTCGACCGCATCCGCCACAGCCATAGCATCAGGATGTGGGCCATCGGTTTCCACGTCCAACGGCACGAGCCCCCAGCGGTTCACGATATCGCTCTCCTGCACCACCGTGAGCAATTCGCCGTAACGCGAGCAGGCGGCCCAGCCCGAGCGGATCGCGGCCACCAGTGTCGTCTCGCGCCCGACCTTGGGCAGCTCGTCCCTGTACGCCCAACGCACCAATGTTTCGATATCGACCCGCTTCATGACCGGCCCCCAAATGTCCAATGATGTCCAATGTCTAATTCAAACATTGGACCAGTGAAAAACCTTATCCCCGTTGCTTCGGTCCATTCTGTCCAATGTGTCCAATGTTAAAAATGTATATTCCAGCCGCGAGAGCGGGACCTTTCGGCGATTTTATGCCTCGGTTGCAATCTCGCGCGCGTACACGGGCGCGAAGAAACATTGGACACTTTGGACACATTGGACCACTCATTGATTTTTATAGGTGTTTTTGGTCCATTGTCGCATCTTGGTCCAAGGTTGACCTTGGACGCAGAGCGATTCACCCCTTTTGGCCCGGTCTCTCTCACGCCCCAGAAGGCTCGGTCGCAGGCGCGTCACCCCAGGCCATCGCCTGGCTGAGCTCGCCTTCAAAGAACGCGCGGCAGTCATCCAGTGGTGGCAGCAAATAGCACCATGTGCGCTTCGCCACCCCCGGCGATTCATCAACATATGGGCGTGATTTCGCGAGCCCAGGCACCAGCTTGGCGAGCTTGATACCAAAGGCGATCATCTCGTTCTTTCGTCGCACGCCCACCTTGTCAGCGGCAGCGATGTAATCATCAAACAGGATATTGACCGGTATTTCCCGCAACCATTGGCTTCCCGCCACAGTGGTTGTGCCAGAGGTCAGGCGGTCCACCCACCAGCTTTCCACACTGTCCAAAGAGCGCAGCTTTTGCTCCAGCAGCGCGCCGGTACGGGGGATTTTGCGCAGGTCGATCGCCGAAAGGTCGAAATTGAGCAGATCATAAAGCAGAGCCTCATACCCGCCATTGGCAAGTTCTTCGTCCATCTCCTGAAAATAGCCAGTGTTCTGAGCGCAGCGCGGATTGACATCAAGGACGCAGAAGCGGCGTTCATCTTTACCGGCAGGGACCACCCAATCCTCATTGGAGGTCATGAGCAGCCGCACAAAATTATCAAGCCGGATGGGGTCGATCCCCTTGTTCTCGATCATCTGGAACTTGGAGGTCACCAATCCCTTCAGCCGCCCCTCTGCGGCTTTGTCGCCCGCCCACACAGCTTCCTCGGCCTGCAGGAGCAGACAGCTCGCCATGTGAGCGTTGAACTGCCCCGTCACATAGCGGGGGTCATCCACTGCGAAATAATGCGAGCGGATCAGCGCGCCGATCACCTCACCGAGCTTGGTCTTCCCCGTGCCCATCTTGCCGCGAACCACCAGGGCCGTGCCGATGCGCTCACGTGGGCGTTGGAGCAGGTGCGCGAACCAGCCGAAGACCCATCTGAAAAGGCCCTCGTCCCCCTCGCAGATGTTATTGAGCAGATGGTCCCGGAAAACGGCATAGGAGCCTGCATCTTTCCTTGGCGCCACCGAGAACCCGCGCCAGAGGTTGAGATAGCCATCGGTGCTTGGAACCCCGTCTGGATTGGGAAAAACTCGATCCCCGCAAACTGGCGCCGCTTGTGATGCGCCAGCCAGCGCTTTGCCCATGTGGTCGGCTTGATCTTGCCATCGGGCCCCAAGGTCTCTGTGAATGTGTTGTGGTGCCACGTGACGAAGGCATCCACGGCGATCAACTTAAGCCGATCCTCCATCGGCCCTCCGGTTTGCTCGCGCAGGATGACAGCCTTGGAGCCCATAAGAACCAGCCCCCATTGTTCGTTCATCACATCCACATCAAACCCACCCGTGCGCGGCACCGCCTTTGGAGGAGGCGCCGATTCGCCCCCGCTCTCGCCATGCCCCATGTCCTTCGCAGCAGCCCCCTGCTGTGCCTTCGCAAGAATGGCGGCGATCGTCGCGGCGCCATCGGGGGAGGAAACACGCGGGGAATCGCTCATTCCGCCGCCTCCGCGAAGGCCGCGCGCACGTTGCATTCGGCGAGAAGCTGGATCATGCGGGGCGGCACGCTGTTGCCGACCAGGTGATATTTCTGGGTCTTGGTAAGCAGGCGGGTCTTGCCGTCGATGGTGATTTCATGGGGCAAAGCGCCCGGCTTGAAGCCGTGGGCGGCGGCGCCTTCCTCGGGCTCGAGCATGCGGATGCCGATATCCTCGATCACATGCGGCACGCCGCGCACCATCACCTCAACCAGGCCGTAACGCGCCTTGCTGGTGAGCGCGCCGAGCGGCTGGCGCACATCGTCATCCTGCTTTCCAGACCCGAAATAGTGCTGAAGGAAGCCGAGGATCAGGTGCGCGTGACTGCCGCTGGTGGGCGCCGAAAGAGGCTCCTCCACATCCCGTCCGTTGGGGCTGCGCCCGCGCATGTCAGCCAATGTCGCTGAGATAAGTCCGTCATGCAGGCCGCTGGCCGTGACGGTCGCAAGCGGGTCCAAGGCATCGCGCCCGCGCAGATTCGTGCCGCGCAGATGCAGCAGAGACGACGCCACCACCCCCTGCTGTGATCCGGATGTGGTCACCGTGGAAACAGGGTCCAGCACGTCGCGTGCGCTCAATCCCGTTCGGGGCCCGTCGTTATGCTGCGCCAGGAACGCCGCAACCAGGGCCGCCTTGCCGCCGCCGGCCACCTGCGTCCCCGCCGGCTCATCGATATCCAGCGTGCGCGGCGCCTGGCCCTGCCGCTCGCCATAACCGGTCTGGATCAGGCTGGCCGCGACAAGAAGCCGGTCCTCTTTGGTGGTGGTCGAGCCGAGCGGATCTTCCATGCCGCGCGGTTCCGATTGCGCGGCGCGGCCGCCGGCGCCGACGATGGATGCCCCCACCAGACCGAGCGGCACAGCCCCTCCGGGCCGCTTTTCAAAGCTGTTGGCCGTGAAAGTCGGCAGCGGATCTAGAATGTCGGCGCCCGTCGCACCGGTGCGGAATTTCGCGATGTGCGGCATCACCACCATGTTTTCACCGCCACGGGCGGTGGTGATGGTGCAGAGCGGTTCGTCCGCAGATCGTGCCGAATTACCGCTCTTGGTGTGCGTGATCGGNACNATGAAGGGCCGCGCCGCCTCCACCACATAGCGCATCACGCCGCGCGCCGTGCGCCGCAA